TGGAGAAGGACCCGGACTATGATGACCGGTCCATTGTGCGTGTGATCCTGTCCCGAACCTCTCCCCATGGAGAGGTGCTGATCAAGTGGGACTGGGATAACATGGACTTCTCTGAGGTAGGACCAGATGATGACGATAGCGACGAGGACGACGATGACTTCCATGACTGGTGATGATCTGGTCACGATCCTGACCCGGCTGGGTGTGGACGTGACGACCGTGGGCGAGACAGAGGTCGGGGCCCGATGCCCGGTCCACCATCTGGTGACCGGTAAGGATGACCGTAGCCCGTCGTGGTCGATGAGCCTGAACACCGGTCTCTGGATTTGCTATGCGTGTGGTGCCCGGGGGAACCTGTCCCAACTGGTGTCCCAACTCACGGGCGACCCGGAGGAGGTTGACGCTGTCAACCAGTTCATCGTGGAGAGCGGCATCGAGAGGCTCCAGCAGTCCATCGACGGAGACGAGGTGGTTACGACACGTCCCACGCCCGACATGGACGCCTTCCGCAGGTTCAAGGAGGTGCCGGGGCAGTTGCTGGAGTACCGGGGCCTCGACCCGGATACCGCCTTCCGCTATGGCATCCGCTGGGACCCCGAGCCCCGGCACTGGATCATCCCCATCGTCGCTCCCAACGGGGACCTGTGGGGCTGGCAGGCCAAGGGCAAGAACTACTTCCGCAACGTCCCCAATGGGGTTAGTAAGTCCCGCACCCTCTTCGGTCTGGAGCAGTGCCGTGCCCCGACGGTTATGCTGGTGGAGTCACCGCTGGACGTAGTGAGGCTCTCGTCCCTGCGTTTGGGCTATGCCACCACAGCGCTCGCTTCCTACGGGGCCCACGTCAGCGCCGAACAACTCAAGATAATTGTCTCAAAGGCTGATAAACTGGTGTTAGCGCTTGACAACGACGAAGCAGGAATCTGTGCTGCCGAAAGGGTCGCCCGGGATTGCCCGAGGCCCCGCAATGGCATCACCTTCCTGCGCTACGAACATACTACTGCGAAAGACATAGGCGATATGACGAGTGATGAGATCACCGAGGCCGTCACCGGGGCCACGGCCCTACCATGGTGGTTGTGATGGGCTTCACCGGGACCCTGTACCCCTTCCAAGACGAAGCCTACGAGGCCATGTGTGATCGTGGGCAGATGATGCTCTGCATGGTCATGGGATCGGGCAAGACCCCGACCACCATCGCCACGCTGGAGACCTTGTTCGATCAGGACGACATCACCCGTGCCCTGATCGTTGTGCCGTCGTCATTGAAGTACCAGTGGCTGTCCGAGATTCAGAAGTTCTGTTCTTCTCGTGCCATCGTGATCGACGGTCCCCCCAAGGCGAGGGAGACCCTCTGGAGGGCGGCTGTTTCGTGTCGTTACGTGATCGTCAACGCTGAGATGCTACAGAGGGATACCAAGTTCCTTGACCGCCTGCGACTCGATGCTGTTGTCATTGACGAGGCCACGTTGATCAAGTCACGTGTCGCCAAGAGGTCCAAGTTCCTAAAGCGCCTAGGCAAGCGCGTGCCTTACCGATACGCCCTCACCGGACAGCCCATCGAGAATCGTCCCGAAGAACTCTTCTCCATCATGGAGTTTGTGGACGCCAACATCCTTGGCAGGTTCGACCTGTTCGACCGCACGTTCATCGTCAGGGACAACTGGGGTAAGCCGCAAAGGTACCGCAACCTGAATACCCTCCACGACAGCCTCAAGGATGTGATGATCCGCAAGACACGCGAGGACATTCAGGACCAGTTGCCGGAGTTGATCCACAAGGTGGTGCCCGTTCCGTTTGACGTGTCGGGGGCCAAGGCGTATCGTCAGATTTCCAGCGACCTGCTGAAGAAGATCAACGAGGCCATCAGGCACACGGGCAGGGGCTTTGATCTCTGGAGGCACTACAACACATCGGGAGGTGACGATGCTCAGGGCGAGATCATGTCCCGTATGACCGTGCTGAGGATGTTGTGCGACAACCCTGAGTTGGTGCGAATCTCCTCCGACAAGTACGAAGAGGGGGCCGGTCACGGGAGTGCTTACGCCAACAAGATCGTCAAGGCCGGGTGGATGTCTGCTGTGCATCGCATGCCCAAGTTGGATGCCGTGGTGGAGTACACCTCTCACATACTGAGTGAGGACCCTACCAATAAGGTGGTCATCTTCTCCTTCTTCAAGCAGAACCTGCACCTACTGGAGCAGGCCCTACGTGACCAGACCACCTGCGTCAAGTTCATGGGTGGTATGAGCGCCAGTGAGCGGGACGCATCAAAGAAACAGTTTGGTCGAGACCCAAACACTAGGGTCTTTCTGTCCTCTGACGCCGGGGGCTACGGGGTGGACCTGCCCATGGCGAATCACCTGATCTCCTATGACCTGCCTTGGTCGGCGGGCAAGTTGGACCAGCGGGAGTCCCGCATCATCAGGTTGTCCTCGAAGTTCCCGCATGTTACAGTGACCTCGTTCGTGATGAAGGGCAGCCTAGAGGAGCGACAGTACGACATGCTTCAGGAGAAGCGCCTGATCAACATGGCATTCATCGACAAGGGCTACGATGCCCACGGGAGGTACGAGATTACGCTAGGCTCCCTCTCAGACTTTCTAGCGGGATCGAGGGTGTGATGGACGATTGCGAATGGACTGAAGGGGACGATGCTGCATTCAACCTGAGGTTGGTGCAGGAGTATAAGGCTGCCAAGGAGATGGCCGACACGGCCAAGAAGCGGGCCGATGGGCTCAAGGCGGCGTTGGTGGAACTCGTGGACGAGCGGGGGTACGTGGACCACAACGGCCACAAGTGGCTGGATGTCGGGGAGTTCAAACTCAAGCGCGAGCGCCGTGTCGGCAAGTCGTTCGATGCTGCTGCGTGTGAGACGTGGGCCAAGGAGAACGGCATCTGGGACAACGTCAGTGAGGTGGTAGAGGTCCTGAGTGAGGACAAGGTACTTGCTCTGGCTTGGGACGACCCAGAGATACGGGACGCCATCGAGGACTTCTACATCGAACGAGAGACGTGGGCCTTTAAGGTATGAGCACTAGCAACTATTTCCAGCACCTTCTCCGTCGAGACCACTCCGACTTACTGGACGAAGAGGCACCCGAAGAATCTGATTATCCGGGTAGTACCCCCCCACGTAATCGGCCAGATAGCCCTATTCCTAAGACGCCCTTGGATGAGGTACTAGCCGGGGCCAAGGTCAGTAGGTACATGGTCAATGGAGAACTGCGGGAGTTCTACTCCATCGGTGAGTTGGCCCGTCTGTTGAACCGCAAGGCGGTCACGATCAGGATGTGGGAGCGCAACGGATGGATTCCCCACGCCAACTACCGCACCCCACCTCCCAAGGGCGAACAGATACCGGGGGTTGTCCCGAAGGGTCGCCGCCTGTACAGTCCAGTGCAGGTGAAGTTCCTGCTTCAGGCCGTCGAGGTGTTCAGCCTTGACGATCAGGGGCACGCCGACTGGGTCGGCTTTAAGCAACACACAGCGGCTAACTGGCCGGTGTGACGACATAAGAAAGAAGAATAGACATCATGCCCATCGACTACGACGAAGCACCTGAGGGTGCGACCATGACAGAGGCCCCACCCACTGCGAGGAAGATCATCCGCTCTGGCTGGGGCGCTGTGGATAGTATCAAGCAGGAGGACTCCAACTACGCTGTCCGACTCAAGACCGGCCCGGACCCAATCATCATCAAGTTCCTTGAGGACGCTCCCTACGCATCGTGGAGGCAGCACTGGGTGACCCGGCCCGGCCAGAAGTCCTTCGTGTGCCGTGACGGCATGGACTCCAAGGGCTGCCCGCTCTGTGATTCAGGCAACCGCCCACGGCCCCTGTTTGCCTTCAACGTCATCCTGCTGGAGCGTGGCGAGGAGCCCGCTATGCGCTCCTACGAGGCCGGTACCCGGGTTATCGCCACCCTCCGCAACTTCAACGATGACGAGCGTCAGGGCCCCCTGTCCAAGCACTACTGGGCGGTCAGTCGCAGTGGAACGGGTCCCCAGACCCAGTACAACCACCTGTTGATCAAGGAACGGGACCTCAAGGAAGAGTGGAGCGTTTCCCCGCTGTCCGATGAGTCCCTTGAGGCACTCGCCTCCAAGGTGTACGACTCCGACATCATCCGTGTCAACACCTTCGATGAACTGTCGGCCATTGCCACTGAGGACCTTGGCGCTGGCTGACTGGGCTAGCAGGGCCCGGGCTGTGATGTACCCCCCTTCCGTCCATCCCGGGCCCCGCTACGTCTCTAGCGTGTCTGACATTCCTAGTATTATCTCCACTGTGCAGGACGTAGGGTCCTTTGCCTTTGACGTGGAGACCATCGGTGTCCTCCACCACCACCCCGACATGGAGGAGTTGGTGGACAGGCAGGTGGATGATCACGTGGCGTCCCTGAAGAGTACCTCTGAGGGGATCACTGCCCGTGCCCGTGAGATTCGGGTACAGGCTATGCACAAGACCATCGCCCTCAACCCTCACCGCAACGAGGTGATTTGGATGGGCATTGCCACTCAGGGACATTCGTGGGCCATCCCGGTAGGCCACCCCAATGGTGAAGTGTTGACCCCTGAAGAGCGCGGGGATGGCTCTACGGTCCCCCCGACCGGGTACCGCAAACTGCTCAAGAACGGGCAAGAGTCTCTGGCGAAGTCCCGGTACTACAAGCCCGCCGTCTATTCGGAACCACCCACCCAGTTGTCCCGGGCAGAGGTGTTTGAGGCACTCAAGCCCCTGTTCTTTGATACAGAACTCATCAAGGTGGGACACAACGTCAAGTTCGATGCCCGGACCATCGCCAAGTACTACGGGGAACTCCCCGTAGGACCGTTCCATGACACCATGCTCCTCCAGCACGTACTGGATGAGAACATCTCGTCGTTCCGTTTGACCTCGCTGCTTTCCCATAACTTCGATGACCACGATCCCTACCACCGCCACGGCAAGTTGGGAGCGGTCATTTCCCAGACCGCTTTCTCCGCAGCGTGCCAGTACGTTCATTTAGATGCTCGATGGACATGGTTGCTCTATCAGCGACTGCTGAGGGGCCTGTCTCGCTCAGAGGACCTGATGAACGTGCTCACGCAGGACAGTGAGGTGCTGGAGGTTCTCATGGACATGGAGCACACCGGTATGCAGGTGGACTACCGGGGCATGGAGATACTGGGCGAAGAACTGGATGAGCGTCTGGGGAGCATCCGTTCTGATATTTCCGCCTTGACGTACCCCGGATTCAATCCTGATTCGGTCAAGGACAAGCGCCTGTTCCTGTTCGGGCCCAAGGACGACGGGGGCCTCGCCTTGAAGCCATCCAAGCAGACAGAGAAGGGACAGGCGTCTGTTGACCATGCTTCCCTGAAGAGCATCTCCAAGAAGCACCCCGTCATCCCACTGTTCTTGGACTGGGCCGAATGCAAGAAGATGAAGTCAACCTACATTGACGGTCTGCTGGAGAAGATGAACAAGGGCCGACTGCACCCCAACTTCCACCTCCACCGCACGGCCACCGGGAGGCTGTCGTCTTCGGAGCCGAACCTCCAGAACATCCCCCGGGACTCCAGCATCCGGGGCCTCTTCCGTGCTGATGACGGCTGCACCCTGATAGTGGCCGACTACGACCAGATCGAGTTGCGTGTCATGGCGATGTACTCCCGTGATGAGAACATGATGAGCATCTTCACGACGGACACGGACATCCATGCTGGTGCAGCGGCGCTCATCTTCACTAAGCCTGTTGAGGAGGTCAGCGCCGACGAGAGGCAGATCGGCAAGGCAGCGAACTTCCTCACGGCCTACGGAGGAGGGGCTGGTAAGTTGTCGGCTACCGCTGGTATCCCTCTGACACACGCCAAGCACGTGATCAATCGTTACTACGAACAGTTCTCTGGTCTGACCTCGTGGAAGCGCAGGGTGGTGGACCGCGCCCGTAGGGATGGGTTCGTTACGACCATCTCTGGTCGCCGCCGCAGGCTCCCTGACATGCTTTCTGCTAGCGAGGAACTCCGTGCTAGGGCAGAACGTCAGGCGATCAATGCCGTGGTACAGGGAAGCGCCTCAGACATATGCAAGAAGGCTATGATTAAGGCGTACCCGGGTATCAAGGGCATCAACGGTAGGCTGTTGGTGCAGGTGCATGACGAACTGGTTGTCAGTGTGCCCGACGATGATGAAGTAAACTGTTATGTGGATACTTTGAGGATGTCTATGGGCCATGGTAGAATCTTGAAGGACGTTCCACTGGTAGTATCTGCCCATACCGGAGCAACATGGTCGGAGGCTAAGGAGTAATGGAGAACATTATGACCACCACATCCAAGCGTAATTTCTACTTGATGCTGTCTCCCCCAGACGGGCAGGAGATAGCGATGTCGAGTGGCTTCTATCCTTCGTCCGAGGACGTGTACGAGGAGGAGCAGAAGGACATTCTCAGGAGTTGGTCAATCTTGACGGCCACGGGAGTGGTGGAGTCCTTGTCTGATGCCGCAGACTGGATGGCCGACATCATGGTCAACGATAATATGCTTCCCACTGAGGAGGACATCGAGGAGGACCCCATGGTGCATCTGACCTTCGATTACTCTGATGAGGAGTCCGAGCAGTTCATGCAGGTGCAGAGCGTGTCCTACTCCGAGTTGGTAAAGATGCACCACCAAATAAAGGAATCAACGTACAACACTGTTCTGGGGTGCTTGGTCTCGTCCGTGTCCAAGTTGCTGGACGAAGAACTGATTACGTTGGTCGGGGTTGAGCAGTTGTTTGGGGACCTCGATGGGTGACTGGTGGTCGGACCGGTTGGCCGGTAAGTCGATCACCCCAAAGGATACGACGCACGTCAGGGTCGGAAGTACTCCCCCTCTCCGATTCACCCCGACCAACCCCCCGCCGACCCCGATGGAGGCCCCTCCCACCTCTCAGGAGAGGTACATGGCTACCCAAACATCGGCGGACCCCAACACACAGATAAGTATGGGCGAGGCCATACGCATGTGGAAGGGCGGTGAGGCCCACCGAAAGGAGGGCAACAACACATGCCCGGAGTGCGGTAGTGTTAATGTGTTCTCTCGCATGGCGAAGGGCTCCGGTACTGGTATCAATGGTAACAACCCTGCTCCGAGGTGCTTTGAGTGCGGGTGGAATGGGATGTACGATCAGGGTATCGAAGCCAACTGGATTAGTTGACTCAAAACAACAATACAACTAGGATAATTACGTGTCTACGACAAGGTATGCAACGCTGGAAGAGATTGCCAGCGCAGTAAATAAGAAGCACGGCGAGGACATCATCGTGAGGGGAAGCCGCATCTCTGAGGAGTTGCCACGCATCACCACCGGGGTACTCGCCTTCGACCTGATGACGGGAGGGGGCTGGCCCGTAAACCAATGGTCTGAGATCATTGGAGACGAGTCCTCTGGCAAGACCGCTATCGCCTACAAGACCATCGCCGCCAATCAGGCGCTGGACCCAAAGTGGACCGCTTTATGGGTGGCTGCCGAGGAGTACGTCCCCGAGTACGCCGAGGCCATCGGTGTGGACTTGGACCGTATGTGGGTAGTGGAGACCAATCTAATGGAAGAGGCGTATGACTTCGTTATCAAGGCACTCGACAATCGAGCAGTGGACTGTGTGGTTCTGGACTCCCTTCCAGCACTCATTCCCAACGATGAGTGGGACCGACGTATGGACGAGTTCAGCGTGGGTCTGGGTGCTCGTTTGACGGGCAAGTTCTTCCGCAAGTCGTCCAAGGCCCAGCGCCGTTCCCTGCTGCACGAGGACCGTGGATGCACGGGACTGATCATCAACCAGTGGAGGGAGAAGATCGGTGTCCTGTGGGGTGACCCACGAACCACCCCGGGAGGCAAGGCCAAGAACTTCCACTACTTCATCCGCATGGAGGTGAAGCGTGACGAGTGGCTCAAGGACGGCAAGATCGCTGTGGGCCAGACCCTAAAGGGTCGTACTATTAAGAACAAGACATACCGACCCCAGCAGCAGGCCGTGGTGGACTTCTACTTTGCCGACTCCAACGGGTTCCACTTCGGGGACTTTGATACAGTCAAGGACATGGTCAACATTGCCACCGCCTTCGAGGTGATCACCCGCGCTGGAGCGTTCTACTCCTACGAGGGGGAAAAGTGGCAGGGCAAGGATAAGATGCTGGCGGGGGTACGGGAGAGCCCGGACCTGCAAGACTCATTGAGGAGGGTGCTGATGGACACCTTGGACAAGTGACGGAGGTACTGGACCGGGACTGGGTGAAGGATGCCCGGTGCCGGGGAGAAGACGTTAACCTGTTCCACCCTGTGAAGGGTCGGAACACGTATGGAGATCGGAACATGAAGGAGACACAGGACCGGGCCGTTGCTATCTGCGAGCAGTGCTCCACGCGGCAGCCGTGCTTGGAGTACGCTGTGCATAATAACGAGAAGATCGGCGTGTGGGGTGGACTGACCTCCCGCCAGCGTCGCATCCTGCGGTCTAAGTACATCAGGGGAGAATGGCCGTGAGTGACATCCACAAGCGCTCCAAGAAGCAGGAAGAGCGCACGGCCAAGAAGTACGACGGCAGCCGTAACGCCATGTCCGGGGCCGGGTGGGTCCGCAAGAATGACGTACGTACTATCGACCTGCTGATAGAGAACAAGTTCACCGACAAGAAGTCGTTCTCCATCAAGGCCGAGGAGATGGTGAAACTGGCACGCACGGCCATACTGGAGGATAGAGTTCCT